TTTGTTATAGTTGATTGGTAAGCCTGTAATACCTTACCATAGTTAATTGGTCCACCTTCTGGTTTAATCTCAGCTGCCTTCAAGTTACCCATACTATCGTATGTTTCAGACCTTTTTCGGGCCTGTTTCCTTGTGCAAAAACTAGTCCATTCGGTAGGGTACATATCAAAGTTTTTTGTAAATATTTCTCTCTGTCCCATTTCGAGCATTCTTGAGATGTCGTCCGTGATGTTATAAGCCATTTAATATTTCCCTCCCTTACCAGTCTATAGCTGAGCTTTCCAATACTGGATAGCCAAATATTTTTCGTCTATTGTTATCAAATCCGCTTATTCTTATGAATCTTCCACTTGTGGTACCTGCTTGACTTGTACCAATACCACCCATTGATAAACAAGCACCCGCAATAGTAGTAGTATTACTAAGGCCTATAAATGCGCCTATGTCTGTTGTAGCAGGAAGATTACTGCTATACAAAGTAGAATATGAAATCTCTAACTCTGTCATTGGGTTCATTCTCCTGATATAAACAGGCTTAGTTGATCCAACAGTTGTATTCTGTGGAACACTATGAATAAACCCTAGTATTTGCATTGTAGTTGTTGCTGCTCCTCCTGGAGCTCTATTTGCTGTTGTTCCTCTTACAAGAATAACAGCGTTATTTGCAGATGTTGTCTTTTGCACAAATTTTCCTACATCAGAGCTATACAACGTATCAGTACCACCAAAACTAGTGCTGTCTGTTGAGAAATATACCGGAAAAATTGCCTTATCAGAACAATTTCTTATATTACAAACTTGTCCCATAAGTACACCTCTATTCTATTTCTTATTTTTCAAATATTTTTCTGGTGTCCAGCCTGCATCTGGCTGTGCAATTTGCAGCTCCTTAAGGATTTTTTGGTCCTCGCCAGTTAATTTATGCTTACTCTTAATAGGCTTAGAACCTGCATTTTTAACAGACTCACTACTAGGCTTGACATCATCTTTATTTCGAATTCGGTTCTTAACTTCATTCTTAGTATTAAATTCCTTAATCCGTTTTCTACCTCTTACACCAAAATATATTGCAGAGATATCGAAGTCTTTGATTCCGGCTTTCTTATAGGATAAGGCCTTTTTAATTATCTGGTCTTTATAGTCTGAAATATCTGAGAAGAAATCATCCTCAGCAGCTAAATCCTCTATTTCTTCCTCTAAATCTAAAATGAATTTATCATCCTTATTCACTTTGACAGAGTTTGCAAGTCCAGCTAATTCATCAGCTATGATCTCAGCCAATCCATCGTCATAGTTGGCTTTAGTGATCCTGTCATATACGCTTTTTTTGTACTCTCTGGTATCAGATTCGTATTTACTAGCTTTTAATTCTTCAAGCTCTCGTGATAACTCACGCCTTCTCTTTTTCTCTTGTAGGTATGTTTTTAATGGGACATTTTGCTTCCCTTCATCAGATTCGTCCTCATTGGGATCATCATCTTCATTGGAATCGTCCTCATTATCCATCATGTCTAATTCTTCTGAATCGACATCTTCATTATTTTCGACATCATTATTAATGTGTTTTTCATCTTTGTTCTCTTGGGAATCTGTAAGATTAGTTTTTTCTTTTTCGTCCATCTTAAGTTGCCTCCGAATTGAATCGTTAAAACCTATAATCTAGGTCAGATATGTTAATTACATTCTACACCTTTTTTATTCTCTCGACAATATCTTCTTTTGTCATCTTGCTGTCAATCTTGATTTTATAGAAAGATGCAATCCACTCTAACTCATGTTTTGTCAGAGATGGAAGACATTCTTTAGGTACAAGTATCCCTAGTGTAGTGTTTTGCTTTGATACAATTAACATAAACTTACTGTCTTTCAGCTTTGCAAGCCTGGCACAGTTACCACCAAAATAATTATCGTTAATGCCATATTCTTCAATATTAAAGATAACTCTTTCTATTTTTGCAGTCTTAAAATCATATTTCTCTAAAGCTCTATTATTTGAGATAATTATGAGCTTTTCTTCAAGCTTATTTCTCTTCTCAAGAATAGTCATTTCGCTCTTATCTTTGTTTAATCCTACCTCTTCACTCATTATAAATCTTCTCCGATCCTTTAAGCTTAATCCTGAATCTATCCTTCTTATTACCCATCTTCGAATAGTCAGGCAAGAAAAATCTCTTCATTGCATCTTTCTTTTTATCAGCAATAAGCATTGACCTAAATGTCTTGCCAGTTTCATCTACATCATAATTCCTGGAGAGATAATCAGAATATGTATGAGGATTTTTAGTTATAGTTCCACAGCTCTTACATATTCCAATCATCTCACCAGTTATTTTATCACTTGACCAAAGACCTAGCTTCTCACAATGAGCACATACAGGCAATCTTGTGAAGGGAAAACGCCCTTCGGTCAGTGTCATTTTTTTTATATCTTCATCTGTTAAAACATGTCTCATGGATTTATTTCCATCAAACATGACTTTTATTAATTCATTATGTTCTTTTATTTCCATACTAAACTGCTCCTACTGGTGGCTGCTCTGCCTGTTGTGGCTGCTGAGGTGATCCACCTGGTGTCATTCCCTGGACATCTGCACTTTGCATATTAGCGTTACCAGACATTCTTTGATTTGCCATTGGTGGTATATTATTTCCAGCCATTTGCTGTTGCTGATTTGCTAATTCTCTCATTTTCTTCATCTGTTCAACATACTTTTTCATTTCGTCATCACCACGAATAGGAATGCCAATATGGTCTTTCATGAACTGTCTTAATTCCTTCCAGGTAATGGCAGGTTTTGGCATTGGCATCTGTTCTTCTATGTCGATACCTTGCATTTGACTTAATTCCCTGATCATTTGCCATAAAAATGCTTTATTTTTAGGCAATCCTGATCCAACAGATATTTCAATGTCAAGTTCTACCTCTTTTGTAACCAGCTTACCATTCTCTTCCAAAGTTTCCCATTCAGGGATGTTTTGTTTCGGATTTTTCTCCATAAACTTGTCTTTATAGCCAGATGTAGCAGGTACTAATGAAGGAATCTTAGTCATATCCCTAAAATCTAACCATTTATAACTATCTTCCATTCCCTGGTCACCCATAAGTCTAAATGCTTTACCACTAGTTACAAATTCCATCATAAGACCTAACATGTATTTTGCAACATCAGACATTGTTAGCTCAAGCATGGATTTTTCAAAAGTAGTATGTGTACCACCCTGTTGATGTTGAATTGCGGCTTCTGTTGCAGTATCAGCCGACTTAGCTTGTCCAATCATCAAATCTGAGAAACGAGTAACTCTTTGAGCCTCCTCATGGATATTCTGAATAAGTCTAAATACATCCTGGTTTATTGTTCCCCATTCCACTGAATATACAGGCTGTCCTCTTAATCTATTTCCATTAAATGGATATGGGTTAAAAGAATCCTCCGAGTCAAATGAAGATACATCAATTTCTGAACTCTTATCAATCAGTATTAGATTTGGCCTCATTTTGATTCTAATCTTATCGTATAGCTCATTAATCATTTTCTGTAATGGTAATAATAATTTGCAGTCTCCATATCCGTAGAAGTCACCCTCTTTTATATACTTCGGTGTATAGAAATAGGGATACGCATTATTAACATGCTTATAATAGGACCTTGGTTTTATTTCATTATGCTTCTGATTCTCTTTTCTATCCTTGCCCTTAAAACTATCAAAAAGTAATAATCCATCGCCTGTGAATTCACGCAAGCGAAGCTTTCCTTTGCATTTGGTCCAATACATGCATAGGACAAAAGAGTCATCATCATCTATAGTAGTGCTTTCATCAAATACACCCTGATCTCTGTATTCAAGAAGGCCATACATTATTGCTGATGCTTTCTCTTCTCCATATTCCATTTCTGCAAATGATCTGCTAAGCGATATTGTTTCACATATATATTCAGCTTCCTGAATTCTATAAGGTTCTTTTATCTTACTATCTATAAATATCTTATTAATTGGAGGCACAGTCATAATAGGACATCCAAAACCATTGGAAAATGATTTGTCCCAATATACCTTAAGCCAGCCAACACCAAATTTATTTCGGCGTAATTCATGCACATATAATTTCTTTTGAATTCTATTTTTCCTGAATGCCCAATCTAGACCGATTCTGGCGTATTCTTCAAAGTTTTTATCATCAGGACCTTCACCCTTTGCCATAGTAGAAATATTCTGGTCAATAATCTGAGTTACTTCACCCATGATCGTGCTATTTATTATGTTAATCCTACTATTAGGCTTGTTTTCTTCCTCGGCTTGGTCCTGATTAAATGCTTCCTCTTCTTCATCCCACCTGGTGTAATTATCTTGCATGTCGCCAATGTTGCTGTTTAGTTTGTCTATACAACAGTTTATATCGGTTAGTTCACTATCTGTCATGAAGTCATCCCGATTGGAATACTGTACCTCTCTTTCAATGTCTCTAACCATTTCATGTCGCCACCTTCGTTGTTGATTATACTGTAAATGCCCTTACATCTAGGACACATTATTTCGATTATGTTTCCGGGTTCATATCCTATATCTATACCATTGTATAAATCAGTAGAGAAGGATATATCCATATTTCCAACTATATCTTTACATAAGAGCTTATTACAAACTATACATCTAATGTCCACTCATGCTCACCTCTTTTTGTTGGTGTATAAGTCGTTTTCACTCTGAAATTTTTGATATTTATCCTCATATTCATCATTGCTAAGGGCTTTCATTTCCCTATCTAGAATCTTATTGATTTCTTTGTACTCATTTTCTTTGCTTTGCTGCATACTTAAAATTTCTCTACTGATCTGCATAATAAAGATAATATTAAGTATACATAAGATTAGAGTTAGTATATCTAAAAAGATTTCCAAAGCTTAAACCCTCCCCCTTTAACAAAAGCTTCAATTTTCTTAAAGTCTTTCATATCGTCAATATCGTCTGCTTTGAATGAATCCATCTCGAAAAGATATGGGCTGTGTCCAAATATATCATTTCGCTCTTTAAAGAATCTGACATTAAATATATAGATACTACCATTCCTCTTATATACAGTTTGGTTAGACTGCTCTAATCTCAAATACTCACCGATCTCCATTGGTGATCCATCAGAATAATAAAACTGCTTTATAGTAGGAAATTTAACAACACTGACTAATGTTTCCTTATCCGTATTTTTATACGCTTCTATTGCATTAGTTATGTCTATACCAGTTCTTAAAGGAGATGTAGGCTGCAAAAGAACAATTATGTCGTCCTGACTTAAATCAGCAACATCAATAAAGTGTCTTATATAATCTATTGCTGGTGAACTACTAGTACACATTTCGTCAGGCCTTCTTACATAGTGTGTCTTTTTCCTCTTAAGACATTGCTTAAGTACAGTTGGTGTATAGTCAGTGCTTATGTAAATATCTTCTATTAGAGTAGAGTCCACAGCGGCATCAATGGTGTAGAATAATAATGGTTTACCAACAAGCCTCATCATAGACTTATTAGGTACCCTTTCACTGCCCTTCCTTGCAGGTACTAGAGCAACAATTCTCATTTTCATCATCCTCATTTCTATAGTTTATTTCATGTCTTTCAAGTATCTGTCTCATGAAGCCAACTCTTTCAGTAGTAAGCATATTAAACATGTCAGTAACACTTGAAGAAATTTCAGCCATAGTTGTGTGGAATTCATGGTTTCTTTGCAGATATCTTGCTATCTCTCTTATGATAGTATTCATGTATCTTTGCTGATACACAGCTAATGTATTATCACATTCATATGCATACATTTTACCACATTTCAATAAATCACATACTGAAGAAGTTTCAACTTTTATTCCTCTTCCTTCAGCAATTCCCAACCAAAACTCAACACCATTTTTTTGTATTAAATCATCAGTCATGATCATGTTAATACCTCTTAGAACTATCTTCTCATATTTCATATGTATGGCTAATGCTATAGCATATGAGAGAGAACATATAAAGAATTTAGTTCCAAACTCTTCTATTATCTCCTCAAGTGGGTATGCTTCTGATAAAGGATAAGTATAGCTTTCTTTCTGCATAATCTTTTTAACAGGATTTTTCTTCAAGAATTCCTGGTAAATTTCATTTCTAAAGTATGGAGAATACTTTTTATTATGTATCTCAAATAAACAGTTATATGAAAATGGTTCATTATTATCATAAGCTTTAAAAGCACTAGGACCTAACGCCCACACATCTGTTTTGTTTAAATCAAATGCATAAGGAAGCTCCTCTTCATACCTCCCAGTTCCAATGATAACTACCTCTGATCTTTCCTTTATATCTTTAAGACTCATATTGTTCCCCTTTCACAATGTCGATAATAGGTGATTTAAACGATTTCCCTAATAATTTTGCATTAGATACTATACAGTGTCCACCAATAGGACCTCTAGGCGCATAAAGATTATATCTCTTAATACTCTTGAACTCATTGGTATTAGAATACAGGAGATTATATGCTGAGGTATATTCATTCCACAAAGAATAATCGCTTCTCAATGTCTGGAATACTTCACCAACAAGCCTTGCAAACTCAATGTTAATACCATAGCAAGTTGTTGATAAAAGCTTCAATGCTTCTGTCACATTAGAATCTCTTACCAATGTGTAGTTGTTGCCAATGTTATTTAAACAATGCATTATTTTTTCGCTAATATTGCCATTATGCCCTATAAATAATCTCCAGCTTCTTATATACCTGTCAAGTCCTGGATGCTTTCCCTCTACTGGGATATGTACAGCTCCAGTAATTTGTTTAGTGATCCCAATTGGCAAAGTAGAAAATATCATTATGTCAAAAGCTGAATACTTAATAGCCAGGTCATTTATTTCTTCAATAAAACCATCATGATAAGGATAAGTTACAACTATAATGTCATATCTGGTCCTATCAATTTTTGCAACCATCTTTCTTTTTGGATCAATAATCTCAAAGTTAATTACATGTTTAAACAAGCTATGCACTGCTGTTCCAATATCTCCAAATCCCAACATTAATCCCTGTAATCTATTCATATCAACCTCACACTAAGTTATTTGCTAAATCATGTTTGCATTCATCAAGACAACCCTGATGTAAGCTTTTTGATGTAGTATGATTCTTTTTGTTAAGGTCCAATATTTGCATCTGGATAAAATGTTGCTTGTTGACTTGCTCTCTTTCAGTCCTAAGAGCAGTTATATCCTGTTCTAAAGCCTTCAATTCTGCCTCAACAGTTTCATTTTCTTTAGCTACCTTGCCAAGAATTTCAGGTGTCTTTGTTTCAAGCTCTTTCATATCTTTAGGCATAGTAGTTATAATCCTGTTAATATCAGAATTCTTCTCAAGCATGGTTTGAAGTTTCACAACCCTTAATTTAAGCTGATTGATTTTATTGTTATAATCGTCATTAGCTCTCTTGTTTTCAGTTGCAAAAGCATCTTTATAATAATCCTGTTCAATGATTGCATTCTCGATATGCTGAATTCTATTTCCAACATCCTTGATTCTTTGTTTCTTCAAGTTCCTTTGATAATTGTCTGTTTCCCAACCATAGTCACGAGGATATTTGCATAACTCACTATTTTTAGGGATAAGCACTTTGATTCCAGCTCCAAGGGCATAGCCTATCATAAATTGACATGCTGCTCTTTGCCAAGCATATTCACTCGATTGAGCCATATCAACGCCATACACATGAATTTCTTTATATCCGAGCATTATAGCAAGACCATTCATCCAGGTTATTTGGTTACTATAATCTGTGTAGTATGATCCAACATTGCCAATAATAATATTCTGGTTAAAAAAGTTTTTGACCTGTTTACGTGGGAATTCAAGACTATTGGGGAATTCGCCATAATGTCTCTGCATAAATAAAGGGATAGTACAGGTTTTTAAAAAATTGTGATGATTCGCATTGTTCCTGGAAGGTGACCAAGGATCATGAATTTCAAACCAACCTGTAAACCTTTTATTTACTGCCAAGACATATAATTCGTTAATTCCCCAAACATCAAACTCTTTATCATCAAAAGGAGCTAAGTTCCAGCTAGGAGCAAACCCAACAATGGCAAGCTTATCAGCCTTTTTTACTTTTAGCACTTCTTCTGGTAACGATATATCAGATATATCCTCTACCTTTACACATAGCTCACCTTTAGGTATAGCAGATACTTCCGCTATTTCTGGACCTTCTGGTGGTTTTATATTGCTCTCTAATACATACTTTCCTGTTCTGTCTTTCTTAAATTGTTTATTCATACTGTCGCTCCTTATAATGTTATTAAAATGTCTATTTACTTTAGCTTCAACTCTCCAAATTTGGTGTAAATCTTCTAGCTCCAACTAAACATATGTTAGTACTAAACTGCCAGGATTATATTTAATTGGTGCAGTAAGCAGCATCCTCCAACAAAACACATGTTAGTACTAAACCTGGATATTATGTTATTAAGTTTTGTAACATCCAGCCTCCAAGTCAACACATGTTAGTACTAAACCAGCACAAACACTAGTCTTAACATATATTAAATTTGCCAGGCACACGCCTGGGATGCCGGTATACTCACGGCTTGGCAGAGTGCAAGAATAAATTTTTCCAGCCTCGCCTTAAGGTTATCGAGTTAACCTATTACCATTCATCACCCATTAAACTACCTTCATATCATTTCCAGCCAGCCAAACTTGATTTTGAAGTGAGATAAAATCTTTTGCTCTGCTAACTTTTTCTTTATTAAAATTAAATACAGGCTGTTTAGGCCTAATTTTCTTACATCTAACATATATCTTCTGTCCCATCTCTTCATAAAGCAATTGAACACTATCAATCTTCCATCCTGCTAATAAGCAGGTATTATCTAAAGAATTAATGTCAAAATGATGTATATGAGCGTTACTAAACCATTGGTCTTTATGCATAGTAATACTATTAGTGTACACATATGGTACACATAGAATAAGGTTACCAAAGTTAGAAACCAGTGGATGCATGTTTTGTAAAAACTCTATAGGAGCATAGACATGTTCAAGCATGTTCATACATGTGACCAAGTCAAATCTACTTCTTGGATCGCTCTTGAAATTTCTTGTGTGATCAAATCCAGGGTCCCAACTCCATCCAGAACCATATTTTTGCATTTCTTTAGTTATCCATGGATCACCACTTCCAATGTCTAACCAATCACCAAAGTTTTCTTTCTTTAATACCTCTTTGCAATATTGCACAGTATGCGCAAAATGAAGGTATATGCTATTCATAGTATACGAATAGATTTCACGGTAAGGACTTATCCCTTTTTCTTCATCCTTTTGATAAAATTCATCCAGGCAGGAAGAAATCATTGGATACTTTTCATATACCATCCCACATATGTGACATATATGATTTTCGCCATGAATCATATCTTCATAATCCATTATAGTCTTACTATATTTTGTCAAAGGGCTTTTCTTCCACATTACTGACGAATCATACTTATTACAAATAGGACAACTTCTCTCTTCAACTAGATATTCCAATTTCTTTAAATCTCCTTTTATAATTGTAGTTATTAATATGATATCCAGAATGAACTACTAACCTTTTAAGTTCTTCCGGATCAATACTAATTTCCTGGTCTTTCCCAGGAAGTAACTTAGACAATGTAAAATGCTTTTCAATATACGTTGGCTGATTAATATCTATTGCTAGACAAGCGCAATCGATGCCTTCTGTATGGTCTGAAAATCCGTCAAAGCTTCTCATATCAATGTATGATATATCTTCTTTATGTGCTGGATATTTCGAAACACAATACAACCATTTAAGTTTTAAATCACTATACCTATATCTAGCGTTTTCAATCTCTTCTTCATTGTGCATACCAGCACTAATGAACATTTCTGAATCTTTAAATTTGGACCTTACTGCATTTACTAAAGAATAATTCAATAGGTCCGGGCTTGCTATCTTAACAGCCATAGCAGTAGGCGGCCATCCCTGCAATAATGCAAGCCTGTCAATATTAAAGATGGTAAACATCGGGATAACATTCATATCCTGAGATTTCCTCATGATGTTACTTACTGCTAATGGCGTAAGTTCACATCTTTTCATGTTCATTTTTACAACTTCATAATTAGGATATTCTTCATTGATAAAATCGGAATTATAAAGCTGCCATTTTACATAAGTCGCTCCTGCTTTTGCTGCCTCTTCAATCATCTTCATTCGAACTTCATCAAGTCCGAGATGATTGTTGCAGCATTCTACTATTATTTTCGTCTTCTCCATTTTGCTGTCCCCTAGTTGTGATATATTTGTCAATAACATAGCTATCTGTTGCAATTCTACTTTCAATACTACTTCCAGCCTTATGATCTGTAAATATAACCCTATTACTAATTAGCGATTCATGTCTAATACTAGCAATAGTTTCTGGATCATAAGTATCAATCACATCAATAGCAAATCCTTTTAGTTTGTTCCTGGTGTAACAATTCCATAAAGCTTTACCACTGACTACTGCTCCTCTTGAACAGTTAATAAAATATGGTCTATGCCTAACCTGATTAAATTGTTCTTCTGAAATTAGTTTAAATGTAGATTCATTACTCACTGCATGAACAGTGATAATTTGAGAATATTTCATAATTCTTTCTAAAGATATATTAAGAATTCCACCGCATTGTTCAACATATGGATCGTGATAAATGAGATGACATCCAAGTGATCTAAGTATTCTAGCTACTTTTTGACCTATCCTGCCCATACCAATAATGCCCACAGTCTTTCCAAATATTTCATTAGGCCTGTTGTTATGATCACTTTTTAACAAATTCATTATAGCCCAAATAGTCCACTCTACAGTGGACCTTACATTTGAGCCTAACCATGCGGCATCATCTAAGTAGTGTAGTGTCTGAGTCTTATTTACTGTGATATGTTTCGTGTTAGTACATGGACATAATACATGTTTTATATTTGGGTATGTTGAAAAATCTATTTTACTAAATGTAACATATGCTACATCAGCTTTATTCATATCAAAAACTATATCTATATCTTTGTTCTTCAATAAAAATCTATTTTCTAATTCATCTATCAATATTAACTGGGTATTCATGATACTCCCTCACATAAGCAGTTTTATTTTTCCTGTTTTAGCCATTTGCTTAATTTGTCGAGAATTAAATCCTCGCATTTTCAGCTCTCCTGTTACCCAAACTTTTCCAGTAACTTCATCTTCGGCGGAATTTGACGGAGCATCAACCCAGGTGATTGCAAAACCCCTTAGTGCATCCAATGAGTGAGTTATATTATGCGGTACGCTCGACACGTCATTAGGGTTTTTGCTGTCTTGCTGAGCTACCGGAAGATGCTTTATCAAATTCCTACAATTGCTGAATATTTTTAAATCACTAGTTCTGATCGGGTCACCAGTATGTTCATCTACGCTGTCATAAATTTTAAGTAATTCCTTTGTAGCTAACCAACCATTAACCCGATCATTTGAGCTAATTGAAAAAATTATACCATGTTCGCCAAAGATTTGCAATGCAGATTTACCTGAATCTTGTCGTCTATTGTCGAGGTCTGGCGGACAATAAAATTCCTTAATGTTTTCTCCATTATTTGCCTCTATAATACGCTTTGCAGCATGACTAATTATTAAATTTGGTTCATGCACCTCTCTATAAGCATAGCAATGTCGCTGATAGTCTACAGCTACCCAATAAGCTGCTAACATGTCCAATCCATAATCGATAGTAACATATTTTGTCCAGCTATCAGGTATAACAAATGGTTCTATTACATGGATATCTTTGCAAAACTCTTTAAAGAACTGTCCAGCAAGGGCATCCCAGTCTCCATCTCTATGAGCTTTTCGAAGGTCCTCTGGTAATGAATCTAGAATCTTAATATAATTTGGGTCATTCTTCATAAGAACTTTATTATCCCAAACTCTTGCAGAAATAAAAACATAATCATCTGGATTTTCATTTCCTTCAAATTCTCTGTCAATAAACAATCTTTTTATATACGAGTGTCCTACGCCTCCAGGATTACAAGTATAATAGATTCGTGACTCAAAATCCGTCCTGACGGATCGTAAGCACGTTGATACAAACTGAATCTGAAATTCTGTAAATCCTGTAGCTTCTTCAAATCCTATTACATCATATTCCTGGCCCTGGTACTGCAATACATCATTTTCATTATCACAGTAGCCTAGTTTAATTCTAGCTCCATTAGGAAAGATAAATACTTTCTCACTTTCCTTATATCGAACATACCCTCCAATTTCTAACTGGAGAGGTAGAAGATGATTTTCTCTTAATTCTGGAAATGTTCTTCTTAATAAAAGAATTCTAAGGCCTGGATATCGTGAAGCAAGTAATATAAATTTACGTCGCATAGCCCAGGATTTACCTGCTCCACGAGCACCACCATATCCAATATGTTTTCTTTTAGCAAGAAAAAATTCTCTCTGTTTTGCTGATGGTTCACCAAGTAGTGTTAATTTTCTCATTTTTTAAATATACTGTAATTACTATCAGCGGTCCTAGTTTTTGGGACAGCTTTAGACCTTGATCCTGTAGATTTAGGGACAGCCTTAGATTTTGACTTAATATCTGTAATCATAGATTTTGCCTTATTTTTCATAGGCGTAGACATAGATTTAGGCCTTGTTTTAACCTTATCCATTGCGATTGCAATAGCTTGTTTCTTAGGTCTACCACCAGACATCAATTCACTTATGTTCTTTCCCAAACCCATTTTACCTGGCAATAATGGCATGTTGTCATCTCCTTTTGGTGTGTATTTTGTGTCGATTACCAATTGATCTTTCTTATATATTTCTTAAAGTGTGGAGCATCCCATGAATGAGAGTTCACACAAGTCCAGCTTAAACTACTTGCTGTTGCTCTTGTTATGTCTGTACTAGCACATGTAGGGCATTTAAAAGAAGTACTATCATGATCAGTGTCAACTAATCTATTGCTAATCTCTCCTTTGTATTTCCCAACTCTTGTATACTTACTAAAATACTTTTCGGACATTACCTCACATCCTTAATCATACCTCATTTTTATAAAATTTGCTGTGAAATCTGCAATATCATCTATGCAATTCCACAACTTTTTACTATCTGAATCATGAGAAACAAATCCAAACTCAATGATTTTGACATATACATTAGATTTTGTTTTTCTCTGCAATCCATAATAACTCTGTTTAGAATTATCTTTATGCGGTCTAATCAAAATACCTCTATTAGTAAACTTAAATTTACTGCAATATTGATTTAAAAAGCTAGTAGCCCAATCAACATCAATCTTATTACTTGGCGCAAGAGCTATCTCTGCACCATTGGCATTCGCTGATGCATGAGAATTAGCATGGATACTATAAACATCAACAATATCATAGCATTGTGCAAACTTATTAAGAATTTCACATCTTTGATTAATCGTCTTTCCAACATTATGCCTGGTCAATCTGAGCTTATACTTTTCATCAAATGTTGTTGTTTTTCTCAGACCATCATAAATGTTTAACCCAACATTGTTTACCCAATTGGCCTCTGTTCCTCTACCCTTACAAAATAGTGCGCCTGGATCATCTCCACCATGTCCAAAGTCTAATACCACTATTTTATCTTTGCTGTTTTCACTCATAATTATGTCTCCTATTCGCTGTATTCCATTGCTTCCGGTGATAGTTCGATAAGAATAGCTCCATCATCATCCTGTTTACCATCTTTCGAGAATGTATCTCTCTCAAAATTAGTTAATAAGAATTCTAACAATCTAGCATTTCCAGGCTTGAAATATGTTTTTACTTTCTTTGCTATAACATTACCATCTGCATCATACATTGTTGTTTCTTCCGCTGTCTCATATCCAGTCGCTTCTTTAATTACGCTAGCTCGTAGCTTCTCAACAATGTTTTCAGTTCCACTGTTTTCAACTAATGCAAGGTCCTTATGGATTTTTAAATATTTGGTGTAAAGACTTACTGAAATTCCAAGATTATCAGCAATCTTTTTTCTTCCATATCCATCCATATACATTTTTTCAATCTGGTCAAGATAAGGTTCTACTTTATCTTCATAACTATTTCTACCGTATAGTGTGATGTCGTTCATTCTGTCACCTCTCCAAAAGTTCCAATGTTGCCTGATAGAAAAAACACTCTATTCTTTTTGTCTTATTTCAATTAATATAGCATTGAATGGATAATACCAACTATTTGTTGAATCATAGAACGTTACTTCTAAATTTCTTTCATTACACCATGTTTTTAATTCATTAAAGTTTTTTTGGGAACGCTCTTCATCACAATATATATTAGGTGGAGCAAAACAAGACATCATATCACCTGGATAATATTCATATGGCTGACTAATAAGAATTTTTTTCCCTGTCTTATCTTTCCATACAGATGTATGATCCGATAATGGCATTTTTTCATACCCTCTGTTTTGGAACTTTCCTCTTATACCATTTTTTGTTATCTGCTTCCATGATCCTGTTTTTTTAATAAATTTAATAATGTTCCTTGATTTTGCCCACTTTTCAAATATTTCATAACTTGATTCTTTACCTGTATATGCTTTTTTATATAGATTTTCATAATTTATTTTATCCATTTGTTACATCACCCCTATAATAATAATATATGTATATCCGACAATTTTCAACATGATTGTTGCAATTAGCTCATAGCTATAATATAATTTAATCACTTCCTGTTGTTAATTAAAAATAATTTGAGTTATTGTAATTATTATGCATAAAAAGCCTGTACTCCGCTCTGAGTACAGACTTTTTTGCATAAATAAAGACCTGACATAGGCAGGCCAAACACATCATCCTTTTTCCTTCAATTATAAACCTTCTTCAATTAGTACTATCTCTTCAATCATTGCTCTTCTTCAATCAAATACTATTATTATTTTCATTCTCTTCAATATAACACATTTTTAATCTTCAACTAAATACTATTATTATATCTCTTCAATAAAATATAAATCTTAACCTTCAATCATCAGTAAATTTTATCTTCTTCAATCATTTCATTCTCTTCAATCATCTCTTAGCATAAACTTCAATTAATATTAACTATACTCTTCAATTATTCTATCCTTCAATAACATTGCACATTCTTCAATCATATATATTTGCCTTCAATTTTTGGGTCTTCAATTTGGGTGTATAATATATTTTCTTCAATTATTTTATAATAGCAATCTTCAACTATAGAGGGTATACATATTCTTCAACTTCATAAAACAATACATTCTTCAATTCTATCTTCAACTAGATAAAACATAACATTCTTCAATAAATATCTTCAATACTTCCCATTCTTCAATAATTCCAAATAATATCTTCAATAGTAAATAATAATTTGTATCTTCAACTTATAAATAGTATCTTACTTCAATTTACATTTATTTAATCCTTCAATTACACTCATTATACTTCAATCAAATTCCATCTTCAATCCAATCAATCCTTAACAATCTTCAATATATAGCTTAAACATTTTCTTCAACTATAATCTCTCTTTATTACTTCAATATACCTATCTTCAACATATACTCTCTTCAACATACCTTAGACAACTATCTTCAATTCTGCTTATACATATCATCTTCAAATTATTTCTTCAACATATTGTAATGCCATTAGTTTCTTCAATATCCATTTCTTCAACTGTCTTATTAGGTTTCTTCAATATTTCTCCTTCTTCAACACACTATATTAGCTTACTTTCAATTAATCAGAAACAACATCTTTTCTTTCTTCAATAGCCTTCAACAGACATAAATGTATTTAAACTTCAATAAAGCATATTCTAATTTCCTTCTTCAACTACACTATATAGCCTTCAATATCACCATACCATACTTACATCTTCAATAATAAACAATAGACATATCCTTCAATTTCAACAAATGGGATACTTACATTCTTCAATAAAGACATCATCCAAACCTTCAACTTCAACATTGCCTAATGCATTATAAACTTAAACTTCAACCTTCAATATCTCATAATTTTCTTCTCTTCAAATTTTACATGCTTTATCCCATCTTCAACATTAGATAATTTATATAATCTTCTAAATAAATCTTCAAATCTCCAATTAACTCCCACAAACCTCTTCAACAATTATTATTAGTTCCATATCTTCAATAATATAAAGCTTCATATCTTCAAAATATAAAATTCTTCAATAACACATCTTCTTCAATAACACATCTTCAAATGCAAGATTATTCTTCAAGTTCTTTAAGTTTACTAATATACTTCAAACATTATCATCTTACTATATACTTCAAACATAATATCAATTAATTACCTATCTTCAAAATTTCCCTCTATCGCTTCAAACTTTCCCTCTATCTCACTCACTTCTTCAAACAACTACCACACTATCTTCAACCGATAATGTATTTCTTCAAATATTCCACCGCTTAAAACTTTATTATATGTTTTCCTATCTTCAAACCTTAGCTCATTATATGATCATACTTCAAACATTATCATTCTTTACATTTACTTCAAACATTATCATGCCCACCATTTACTTCAACTCAAATACTTTATAAACTCTTCAATTCGCCAATTATAATACCATCTTCAAAACAGTTTTTTATATTAATTGCCAGGCACACACCTGGGATGTCGGCGTAATCACGACTTAGCAGAGTACAGGGGCGAACCCCTGTCTCGCTTTAAGGCTGTCAAGTCAGCCCGTAAACTGCTTATCTGTTGGCTATAACTAATGCCGAATTGTAGTTCTTTTGAGCTTCGAATCCACAAGATTCACATCTAAATGTCTCTTGTGGCTTTATGTTTCCTGATTCTATATGACCGCACTTGCTACACTCTTTAGTGTCAAATGCAGGATTTACCAATTCAACTACTATGCCTACCGCCTCGGCTTTATATTTAATCTTACTTTGTAGGTCATAATAGGGCCAGTTTTTAAGAAATTTGACATCATCATTTATCCCGGTCAAATCTTCCATCTTTATTATAGCAACATTATTCTTTTTTGCAATATCAATTATAAAACTACTATATTTGTGATTGATCCGATCTTTAAATCTAGCGACTTTATCTCCAATATCTGTAACAGGCTTCAAATGTCTACCACGCCCATGTTTGCGGCTTGCGTCACCACATACAAGCCTTTGCTTTCTCTTAGCATATCGCCTTTTTTCTACCTGTTTTCTAAAGGCTCCAATCTCGTCACCACTCACATGCCAACGCTTCAAACTGTCTTTTAGAGCTATGTAGACAGGATACTTGATTCCTATGTCTACACCCAAAACATTATTACCGGTCTTAAATTGGACCTGGTCAAATCCATATGTAAGGTATATAAAGAACTTCTTAAGCCGTTTTACATACCTCAGCTCACTCTCACATAAGCTATATTCACCGTTTAGTATTCTATTAACTATAGTTTTCTGGCTGTTATCATTGATACACATGGTTAATAAAAATCGTCCAGATGTTAATTCTAATTCTCTTTTATATTTCTGAGAAATAAGTCCAACATCAATAAAATATTTCCCATCATTTTTAAACATATTCATAACCTGTTTATGCAGGTTTATTTTATTGCTCTGGCGGTAAAATGGCAATGTACATAAGCACTTTTGCATGTCCTTCTCTTTAGCCTTAAAAAGCTTCATAGCTTCCATTATAGCTGAGCTTGAATTGTTGGAAATATTCTTATAGAAAAGTTCCCTGGTGTGCATATCAATATACCCACCCACAGTTTTGTAAAACTCTTCGCCATCTCCTTTTTTCTTCTCCAGGATTTCATAAGGCTTCGGATATGTCCCATGCTTATCCTTATATTCAAACTTAAAGTCGGACCACTCATACATCGCACAAATGGCCTTATTCTGTAACTTTCTAGTTTCAAACATAAGTTCATGTATGATCTTGTATATCTCTTTGTTCTCAGTGAATACTTGGACCTTTACAACCTTATTCATCTTTCGCTTCACCTCCAGATGACCTTATTAATGTACTTAAATATTCCAATGCTTGATGGTCCATATCAGTTATTTCATCAATATATATTGCGTCAACTTCATATCCAGCATAGTTATAAGTTTCAGGCAAAGTCTTAACGTTAACTGCAATTTGTATCCATGATCCATTTGGCAAAACATAACGATTAGGCTTCTCTCTCCTAACCTCTCCTAATTCCAATAATCTGTCAATAAAATAAGAATATTTCTTGTTTCCAGTAAATACCAAAGCTTTCGTTTTTTCTTTCTGTGCCCTTTCTAATATTGTTTCAAATCCCATGTCCTTCATAAATCAATATCCTCCTCACATTCATAATCTAACAGTACATTGTACCCACAAAATGGACACCATATCTCATTCTCACTATTTAACATAAATCCACATGCTGGACATACAGGTTCCCCTCCTGTAGGCTCAAAATTAATATACTTGTCGTTCTCCTTCTCATTAATGTTAATGTCAAAAACATCCTCGTCCTTAAGTTCTGGCTTGTCAAAATCATCCTCTGACCTTGGCAGATCATCAACTATCATATTTTCCACCTCCTTCTTAAAAGATCAAAAGATTAAAAGCGGGTGGTAAAGAATGAAATTTCCACCATGCTTTATCTCCTCTTAGATATCTTTTCTTGGATGAAGAAAGTCATGTAACTGCCTCTTGCATCTCAAGTATTATTAGTTGCGCTTGAAAGCAAATGCAGTTACTTTCCTTTTTTACTATCTAGGTGAACTTTAGTAATATACTGTAACTCACTTAGGCATCCACATGCTAACTTAAATGCAAAGGACATCCCATTATCATCTTTGCTCGTTGCTCCACCGCAACCCTCTTCTTCGATCTGTAATTGTTCGTCTTTTTCCAGATATTCCCCTATTACGTACATTAACTGTGCGTGAAATTCCTGGAGATAAAATTTCTCTGGGTAAAGTCTTACGCTATGATCTACATCTACACCAATTTCTTCCAGGTCGAATCCCAGAACCGCTCCACTGCAATTCTTAAGATAATTAGCTGCAATAAGCTTATGCGTGTCCTCATTGTTAGAAATTTCACTGTAACTATCTAATCCCTCACAGGATGAATTTACTAAATCCTGGAAAAATGTTCGCATTAACCCTGTGATGATACGCTGTGTAGATTTCTCTGATAACCGTAATACTCTTGTGATGTTCTTTACCATTGTATGTAGATTAAGTAAGCTGACTTCGCCAGCTTTATTGTCGATATTCATATAGTACCTCCCTCTGGTGGTAAATCTGTTTTACTGTTACTCATGCATCCTCATTTCCGGCGAACACGTGTTCGCCTGTTTTATTTGTACTTGGGGAAAAATTATTTGGGGAATGATCAAACCAGGTCCCTGGTACGTGGGAACGGATGTTCCGGGTGGTGGGTACTCCGGGTGTCTTCCAGTATATGGTAATAACGTTAAGATATGGCCTGCTGTCACGCCCATAATACCACGAAATTCACACAAAAACAATAATTATTTTGTTGTGCTATTTCATATAAATATATATCATGCATACCATATACTACCATACATACTAATACATGGTAATAACATCACTATTATCCCAATTCGACAATTACCATATTATGGATATTACCAGCTATAACATAGTAATATAGGGGTATCTGAATTCTAATTATACAAAATGTTTATTTTGTTCAATTAGACGATAGCAAAAACACCGTAACAATTCCCATAATTTCCAATCTATTCCATACCCATTATCCATTTCTGGAAATTATCTGGATATATAAACATAATTATGGACAAATGTAGTGTTTTGTTTGTGTTTTTCCGGATTTATTCACTTTTTTATATCCATCTGGTAATCAGAGCTTAATGACATTGTTAAATATTTAACAGTGGTTTAATGATACTTTGGACACGCTCAAAATATTATGTTTATTCTACTGTATAATATATCCATCAATATGATTCACATGTCAACGAAAAACGCCTTATTTCTCCTAGTATTTACCAGTGTCAATTAGTTTGAATAAAACAATTTCCAGTATATAGTTAAACTGACACGTCAGTTAAACTGACAACGCCTTTTTCGACCTCACAAATATGTGTTTATTTTCCATTTATGGGATAAATTTATTTATATATAAGCGATTCATCCATAAATTGGGAGCGTGACACGCTTATTTACCATTTTCTTCCATTCCCAGCTCACTTTTCGACAATTACCAATTCCCATCATTATCCACATAACCTACACATTTCGACACACTATTATCCATCCTCCCACCTCACATGGAACTATTTCCCATTTCTTCCATCATCAAGTAACAGAGGGATCGAGTCACTGTTCCGAGAACATATGTTCGCCCCCATCCCTGTAACTCTCTCCCTCAAACCCTTTCAAGCCTTCCATATTCTACCAACAAACGTAAGTAACATAAGGTCAGCAATACTGTCCCATACTCAACACCACTCTATCACAGGAGAAAAACTCACTCCGTAACAGTAACAGTACTACCCTAGAGGCTTGTATAATTTCACCCTATCCAAACATTTCCCTAACGTTTCCAGTTATATCCAGGGAATATATATACCTTTTCTACAAAATATCATCTTCCATATATCAATAATTTCCAGTTCATACCATAGTCATGTATACATATACCATAACTTCAATATATTTACATACCTCATATATTTTGGTAATTTTTGCGGCTTTTTAAAAACAATTTCCAGCAAAGAAAAAAGCAAGAACAAAAAATATATAGCTTATATATATTTACTGTCTGTTACCTCTCTCTCTCTCTCTCTCTCTCTTAGAGCGTTTCAAATCTCCTAGTAACAGGAAATAAACGTGAGTATATCCATACTTAAACATATTTACTCATCATTTTCCAATATTATCTAGTCATTTTCCATATATTGTCATCAATATTCTCCTAGTATTTCCCATATATGTCATGGATTATCCATCTTTTAACAGTACGCCCAAATTTATCCATTTATGCAATCATTCTCCATGGGAATATATTACATCATTTACAATAACTTCAATACTTAAATTTATCCATAATATTCCATATCTCTGTAAGTCTTATCATCACAATGACAGAAAATTATTCCATACTATCCATATATTGACATCATCAAATCTCTGTAACAAACGTTTGTTCGGTGTTACGTCCGGTAATCAGCTATCTATCTGCATAGAACATATGTTTGTTACACAAATTGGCTATTTTCTCATTTACTGTTACGTTTTAATTGTCTCAGGTCCACCCGGCAATAATATTTTCCATTAATACCATATTATGCCATCAACAAACGCCTATATATAGCCATTTCCCATTATTTTCCACATACCCATCCTCAAAGTTATCCACAATCTAAACATAAATATCTTTATCATCCAATATTATCCTGGTACATATTGGTAATAACGCTTAGATTTCAACTTTTTGGCGCAAAAACATCCAGGGCCCTAAAATAGGGGAAATCATTTTTAAGGGCCTTAACACTCAAAATAAGACAGATTAATATTAGACCAATATAGTTACCCTACTATATTAAATCAAAACTATCCTATCAATAAAATAACGCTGCTTAAATATCAATCGTTAACATTCTTTTTATTACCTTCTTTTGATGTTATTCAATAACCCTCATTGATGAAATAACCCTGAAAAGATTGTTTTTCCTACCTAGATAACTAACAACGGCCGACATTTTCCATATTTTGTATATAACATCAACTTATGAAATTTAACTGTAATTAACGCTTAATATGTTTGTAACCCACGGATACTATTTTCATGATAATATAGTAATTGTAGTACACTTCTTAATTACTTACAGGCCGCCCGGCCTCCACGCCCTGCATTTATGGGCAAAAATTAGGCAATCTGTCTAATTGACTGGATATACAAGTTTTATCAACCTGGTTTACATCTTAGCTCACTTCAATTGACTACCTCTTAGTACACGTTTAAACCCTCTTTTAAGTAATGACCTCATGTACATTGACAACTTAATATAAATCGTCTATATGATGGTAAAATATCCGTTATTCCCTTCATTGAGGTTTAACACTGGATAATAGCCAATAAGTGAAAAAAGACAAAATATTGACGACTGGAAAAATTTCCCTCCCTCCAAAACAAAGTATTGTAAGAGGGAATAAGGAGGCCAATTGGCTTGTTTATTCTCCCTATAGTGTACTTTGTACACAAATAAACCTATGGAGGGTAATATATTATGATTAAATTAGAAAATGGGAATCTAGTAGAATTCAGGGAGACAATGTTATTAACCGCTAATAGCTATGTGAAATATTATAAGAATGATATTGAAATTGATTATTTAAGACTGGCTAATAACTTTAATAACATGCAACATGACAGAGAATATGAAAGAGAATATATCTGGTTTGTTCGTGAATGTGGGACAAATTTAGACGTATCGAGTCAAGGTATTGATTTCCCCTGGATAAAAGCAATTTGGGAAGGTTTGTATGATAGTGGCAATAGGAAACACGCCGTTTTTACTGTTAAATTCGAAAAAATTGAAAATGAATGGTTTGTAAGCTTTGATTTAATGTCAAAACAATACATTCCCCAATTATTGGATAATTGGAAAGATAGTCAAGTCGCTGTTTAGCATTGTTAGAAGGCCTTTACGTGGGCCTTTTATAGAGTGTTAAAACTCTTAATAAAAACCTATGGAGGGAATATCATGGAAAAATGTCTAAATTGTGGTAGTACCGATATTATTGAAATTGATGATATCTCAATAATATCATTAGATAATATCGTCAATGATAGTCAATATGTTAATACCTTAGAATGTAATAATTGTGGTGAGGTGATAACTAATGGCTGAAATATTTAAAAAGGTAATACTTGAAATGTGTGATAATGATATCAACTTCACGTTGCTACAACACAATATTTTACTAAGTTGTTTAGGTCTTAACTGGATAGACCAGGATGATTGGAACGACTTATATATTCAATGATTGTTAGAAGGCCTTAAGGGCCTTTTATAGAGTCATTGAACTCTAATATTAAACCTATGGAGGGAAAAAACTATGACAAATTATTTTTATGATTGTAATACCATTGATGAAATTAAACAGAGATATAGAAAATTAGCTCTTGAACTGCATCCAGATAGAAATAATGGTGATGATGTAGAATTTAAGATAATGCTTAACCAATATCATGATGCCATTGACAGAGTATCAGAGAATGAAGGCTTTACAGAGAAAAAGACAGCAAGCCAGCATAAGGAAGCCGACATTTTCGCCGATATCATCAATGAGCTGTTGAAATATCCCAATATTGAAATTGAAGTGTGTGGTTGGTGGTTCTATGTTAAGGGCGATACAAAACCGATTAAAGACCATCTAAAGGCCCTTAAATTGAAGTGGAATAAGGTCAAACAATGTTGGTACTATAAACCCGAGTGGTACGTGTGCAAAAGTCGGGGATCGTGGGACATGGGAACTATACGTAATACATATGGTTCACAGACAGTTAAAGCAGGGCGAAAAAATCAGCCTGAAATTGAATAGTTTAGGATTGTTAGAAGGCCTCAAGGGCCTTTTATAGAGTGCTAAACTCTAATATTAACCTTGGAGGGAAAAAAATTATGGAAAGATTAAAAGACAATGTTGCTGTAAAGCTTACTTATGATGAAAATGGGCTAGTTTTAATTAAAAAGGATGAAATTGAAAAGATATCACAGTTCGCAAGAAATGACGGTTTTAAGTTGGATTATCCTTTGTCAAGTTCTCAATTGGCGTTAATCAATGAAGAATTTGACCTCTGGAATGAAAATATAGGATCGGATGATATCAACAAGTTTTTCAAGACTTACAAAATTAAAAATTGTGCTGTTGACCTGGCAACATATGAAATAATTGAAGATCGCCCACTATTGCTATTTTGTAACGATAGAGAGTTTATTCAAGATAATCTAAATACTCTTGATTATGAATATACTTTCAATTTTTGGGATGGTAGTAATTATAAGCGATACTTCATTGAAGATATTACAGATGATACAATAACATGGTTTGATGGTGATATTAAATGGGGATGCCTTGACTATTATCATAATGGAATTTGGAGCTTTCAAGTGTCTGGAAATCACGCCTATTGTGGAAAATTGGATAACAATTGGATCATTAAAGAAACAAGTAAACTACGAAGTTTTATGACATCTATTACAGTACTTGAAAATGATGCCCAATTAAAGGCATGGTTTGAAGAACATAATATTGTTAACCAGTTGAAGGATTATATTGAAGTCAATGAAATACCAGTCAATCCAAAGCCATTACATCCTAAATGTAAGAATTGTAATTACCTCAATTATATGTATAGTGTAAAGTTGCATAACTGCATCGCCGCTTGTGAGACAGATTGTATCAATCAAGAGAGTGTATATCAAGAGGATGATGTTTAGTATTGTTAGAAGGCCTTTACGTGGGCCTTTTATAGAGTGCTAAACTCTGAATAAAAAATCTGGAGGGAATATTATGATTAAAACTACTTTATCAAAATTCATTGAGATGATTATGGATCAACATCAAAATCCAATGTATTACCATGATGTATTAATGGACGTTATCACAATAAGTAAATTGATTGAAGATTTGAAAATATTTGAAGATGAAAACAGAGTCGAGATAAGATTTATTATAATCAGACACAATGGAACAAATTTTCTGAAAACATTGGAAGAATTACAGAGAACATATGGCTATAACAAGCTTAAATGTGCTGATACAAATTTCAAGATTCTAAGAGTTTGGATTTATAAAGACATGACTATTCAATATCGTGAAATGGAAGAAATTGAACTAGTTACCTATTAGCATTGTTAGACTGTCCGAGACAGAATTCCGGGCTGTCTATAGAGTGCTAATCCGCTCTATTACTAAAAAATAATTTATAGCTCTGTCCACGACAGAGCGGGGGGAGATTTTATGGCTAAAATTAATTTTCCAATCGGTAGGCTTGTTTATACAATAGGAATTGAGGACGAACTTGAGAAAAGAACATTTACGAGTGCTGAAATAATCGCTTGCTTAGCAAGGCATTTAAAGGGTGATTGGGGCGACCTGGAACCTGATGATATTGCAACAAATAATGATTCTGTTGAAAATGGTGGTATGCTATTGTCTGTCTATACTATTAACAAGTCTACGATATGGATTAAAACTGAGTGGGATCGTTCTGTCACAACAATATTATTACCCTCAGAATATTAAAAAGAGAGGGGCATCCCTCTCTCTCTTACCATTCTTGGAGTATGCCGCCTTTAACCATGGCTTCGGCTTGTACGAAATCATTGTGGTTGCGTACTTCCAGGGATTTGTAAGATTCCATTTCAAAAAAGCAAGGATTATCTTCAAAGATGGTTTTATGATAGATAAACCATCCTACATTGAAGATATATATCGAAGAGTTTCTTTTGAATATTTTTGTGCTTTTATCAGCTCTGACATGTTCTCCTGGCTGCATTAACGTCCCATCCAGGTTATACAATTGCTTAAGCGTAATTAAATAGTTACCGCTTACAAGTGTGTTTTTCCCTGAATATTCATATGCTTCAAGGGCCATGTCAATGTCTTTGCCCTTCCTGAATATACACTCAGGTTGGAGCAATATGATAGCATCATTGAAGCTGATTCCCTGACTAATTATACAATGTTCCATGTAATCTGTAGCCTTTGAATCAAGGCCTGTTGATCGTAGATTTAGCGGCCTCTCAAGGTAAACAAATTTGGGACTGGGCAAGAAATTCTGGAAATCTGATTCAGGGTAATCGGTAGAGATGAAGGTCTTTGATAAACTGCTGTCCATGACAGCCTCTAAAGTATAGTCGATAAGTCTTTTTCCATTAACTGTGCTTTTGTTCTTATTGTTTTTTCGTTCCATGCTGACTATTGCAGGGATTAAACCATAATACATATAAACAGCTCCTTTTTGAAAATTGGAGTCTATCCTTGATGAATTACTATATTAATTTTACCTTATTTCTGATAAAAAAGATAGTATTGTTAGTGAGTCTGAATTTCAGGCTTTCAATAGAGTACTAACTCTTAATAAAAATCTGGAGGGAATAATTATGAACTGTGAAAAAATTAGAAATTATTTTGGATTGATTGGGATTGTAAATAAAGAAACATTATTTTTAAGATCATTGGAACCTGGTAAGTACTTCAAAAGTATTGAAGACCTGGAAGGGAACCAAAATGTATTATTTATTACTAAAGAAGGTGATGGAGACAGCTACGCTGTTAATCTCCTAGACAAAGATAGGAATCTATATAAATTTGACATTATGAAATATCGAGTAGTGGTCAAGTTCTTTTCAAAGCTTTCAACATTGGCAGACTTGATCATCCATCAACATGTTTACAACTATCAGCCATTGACAATGATTAAATGGAATCCTGTAGAATTTGCTAAGATCAAAAGCTTTGGAAAACTGGGAAATAATACAGCAAAAACAAAAAGAATTTGCATATATTATCAAGAAGAATTTCAGCTATTAAGGAAAGATTTATACATTGAGACAATGTAATATTGTTAGGCCCTAGGATATTCCTAGGTCTTATAGAGTGTTACAACACTCAGAAAGGAGGGAGATTATGAGTAAAAAAGAAAGTGACAGCGATTGGGAAAGGTTGATATGGGGAAGTGTAGAGAGTGAAAGAAAGAATAGTGATAGCGATAGCGGTAGTAGTAATTCTGGATGCTGTTTGATATTCTTACCCTTTATAGCCGGTATTATTTTATTAATTCTAAGATAGGAAGGAGGATTTATATGGGCAATTATGGTACCTGTCCTAAATGTGATAAGCCATTGAAAAAGTATACCTATTCATGGTATAACAAAGAGACAGGTAAATGGGAAAAACATACTGGAGCAAAATGTACAGGATTTTTCTGTGATTTCAAAACTGGAGGATAGACATAATGAACTTAGAACACCACAGCCATAGATACATAATAGTTACAATATTTATTTGCATATTCATGTTAGCAATGGGCTTCTTTTTCGGACGAAAAAATCCGTCCGGATGGGAAGGCCATTGGATAGATGTATATCGCAATATTAAAGAAGTACAGCATGATAAAAAGTTAAACCAGGTTACGATTGAATTTGAACAGGGAAGTATGGTGGTATTAGAATGAATTTCTATAAATATCTAATAATTGTTTGCCTGTCGTGCTTGTTTGTGGCAGCTACAGGCGATTTACTAAGAACTAAACTTATTAATTGGAGGGAAAAACATGAGAGCAATAATAGCATTCCAAAATGAAGATGGTGAGAGGATCGCTCTTGTCAGGTCAATCGAGTATACAAATATTGTAATAACTGA